TTTCCAAGCGGCGCAGCAATTCTTCATCACCGGGTGCTAGCACATCAGCAACTTTTTTTGCACCACGAGCCACACGGTCCATGACACTGGGCTTCCGGCCCAGTTTGTCAAAGTCTGGATTCAGCTCCATGGCGTCCTGGCTGTGGGCACCTTCATCCACTTCTGTGTTGTCATACTTGTCATACTTGGCACGTACTGGATCAAGAGCTTTGCCTTCACGTCCGGCACGGGCTAGAGCTTCCATACCCTCTTTGCCGTATTTTTCGTAGCCCTTGGCAGCACGGCTCATGGCACGCTCATTCAACTGCTGGTGTGTGACTTCGGGTGTGGCACGGATGCCATCTAGTTTTTTGTTTAGATCGTAGAAAAATGACATAGTAAATTATCCTTTTGGTTGGGCGCCAGTTGCTGGCCGTGGTGGACGTTTGATGTTGCTGATAGGACTTTTGACACCCTGTGGCAAATCATTTGTGGTTTTAGCTGGGGGTGTTTTACCACCAGCAATTGTGAAATCTGAACGATAGGCATTTTTCAACACCACGTGATCATGCGGCTCAGCACTGTAATCTTTGATCAAGGCACGTTGTTCGGCATCGTCTTCAGGATAGTCAGTGTCTTTCAACAGGTCCTGGTTGAGTTCCTGAACTCGGTTGGCTTCTTGATTAAGGCTGTCTTCATAGGCGGTAGTGTTCATCACAATGCGATTTGGGTCCAGGCCCAGCAACTGTGCTAACTGCTTGATTTGTGGTTCAATAGCAGGGTATCGGAACTCCACATCCACAATGGTCATTGATTGGTTGGGAAACGCCGGAAAATCTGTGTTGGACTTACGCACCGGAGTTGTTTTGGGCGTGGACATTTTGACCACATCAAATTGATCCAGTTTGGCTTCTAGGCCTTTGACAAATCCAGCAGGCACATCACCTACAATTTTGATGCGAGAGTTGTATGTGCGTTGGCTTTCGGCAAGGTATTTTGCAAGTGTATTCATATCAGTATCCTATTGTATATTTATTCTTTTGTTGCGTTTTGATCTTTACGACCCAGCAAACGCTCCAATAAATCGTTGCGGCTCAGCACAATCCCTGTGCCTGTTTGCACAGTGGGTCCGGTGCCTGCTTCAGCGTTTTTGTTGTCAATTATTTGTTGCTGCTGATCCAAACGCAGTTTTTTCATCTGCAGGTCGACCATCTTGAGTTTTTTGTCTAGCTTGGCTGTTTTGGCAGTGATAGCATGGCCCAGCATGTTGCTGGCCACACTGAATATTTCGCTGGCAAATCTTGAATCTACTTGCATACCAAGATCCATCAAATCATTATAGCTGGATTTGGCTAGATCAGCCAGTTCGTCCATATCCCGGTCCGAGGCGTCAAGTCCCTGGACTGCTGGCAATGCAGCATCCACTTTGTCAATGGCTTCGTCCAGAGCCTGTAGTGTTTCACGAGTGGTGGGCAATGCTGACTCTGCAACAAATTCTGTGTGTTGGTCTTGGTCAGCAGAAGGCAAATCAAAAAGTTCTTCAAGTTTACGAGTCATGCCATATTTATGGCATCACTTGGAACCGTTTTTAAACATGTCGTCTTCTGTTATAACTCTGAAAGTGATGCCTTGACGTTTGCACCAGGCCGTGGCAGCGGCCCATTTGGCGTAGTTGATGGCCACCACAGCACGGTCTCGGGAACTCATTTTGGATTCCACCACACTTTGCTTTTTGGGTTTGATTTCGATCAATTCGGCTCGCATGGTGTTGTTTCTAGTTCTGTAGGTGATCAGGAAATCAGGCACATAGATGGTTTGTTTGCCAGTTAAGGGATGACGATAGGGTATTTGTATACTTTCACTGGCCCATTGCAGCACATGGTCATTTGAATCACAAAATTTCATGAAACTGAATTCCCAGCCCGAACGATAGCGAGGGGCACGAGTACCCACATACTTGTCTTTGTTAATGACTTCGTATGTGCCTTGTGCCCACTTGCTCATTGTACCACTAACCTTGCTGCGTATCTATTGCTTTGTACAGGCACACCCACACCCAGCAGTGTGGCCTTGTTGCGTATGCTGTTGAGAAAATAGGCCAACTGCACGTTTAGATTTACACCATTTTGTCCCTGAAATTGTTCCAATAGGTCTAACGCAGGAATACCAGTTTCCTCAGCTACTCTGAATAAACTCACTGTGAAGTTGCCGGCGGCAGCCGCCGTGGTCATTTCTCGGCGAAAATAACTGTACACAATGTCGTATTCTGCAGCAGGAACGTTGACATCGTACTCGTAAAAACTATCAAACACACGCACTGTTTGATCAAGATTAAAGTTGGTGGTATTGATACTGCTCATAGTGTTTAGTTAGTTGGAGGAGACTTGGGTGTGGGAAAGAATCTGCCAGCGTTGTTTTTGATGCCTCCAACAATAGCGCTGGTTCCAATGGCTGTGGCTTCGCTTTTGGCCAATGATGCTAGATTTTTTCCTTTGAATGTGTTTCTGGCAGTGAGTGCTTTTTGTGCAGCACCAATCAAGCCCAGTGGACCGCCACTCTGTAGATCGCTCAGTATGCCGCCACCTACATCCAGCAGGCCACCTTGGCCAAACACTGTTCTAGTGCTGCCTGGTCGTGCCAGCGAACTTACTGTGGTATCATAGTGTGCAGGATATGCAAATCCTTGTACATTGGTATCTGGACGTTCGCCTCCAATTGCACCTGTGTAATACTTCACAGTTTCGTAAGCAATGGTCATGCTGTTCTGCATTATACCGCCACCTTCACTGTAGTTATAGGTGTCGTGATTCCAGTTGGAGATCACAGGATTAATTAATACATATTCAGCAAACTTGTGCTGATCCATGCCGTAGATTCTGATGTCTCTAAAAAACGGAGGTTTTCCAGAATCAGAGTTCACTGAACTGGTGCCATCACTGATAGATTCTCCAATGTATCCCCAGTCGTTGACTTGTCGATCGTCTGAGTAGATGTCGCGGCCGTTGTAGTCAAACCCAGTTGACGTATTGTTGCTGGCTCCTGCACTGCCATTGGTGTTGTTGGGTGAGAGATATCTCTGACTTGGATCTTTATAGTAGTAACTGAAATAGTTGTACCAGAGATTGCGAGTAACATCGCCGCCGTCGTCGTGAAAAGTCAAAGTCACTGGTTGATATTCAATACCTGTTTGTATCACACGTTTGCGGTTGTACTGGTTTAGTGTTTCAGTCTTGACAGTGTACTTGGGCAAATCAACTGTTTTGACCACATAACTAAGACTGTTGATATCGCCGGTGCTGACAAACTGATTCAGCGACGGAATCTGTGTGTTGAGAGTAAAACTCACGTGAAATAGAAACTTGAACCTGGGTTTAAGTTCGTATTGGTTTGAGGTAAAAGTTTTACTTGCGTGAGTATAATCACGCAAGTAATTGACGTTGGTAAAACCTTTGAGGAAATCTTGGCCGAAATTTGCCATTGGCTAAGCCCGATCAGCGTTAGCTGGCCTGGCCAGCACCTGTCACAACATCACCAAGAGTTCGGCCAATGATTGCGCCTACTCCAGATCCAGCAGGTGTCTGATTGGCGTTGTCATAAGCAATTGACATTTCTACAGTAACTGCTTCATTGGAACCGTAGTTCAAATCACCGTAGTTGGCACCTTTTAGATAGCAACCATACAGTTCCCATGTCTCAAGAACCACAGGTTCAAAGGCGCCGTTGCCGCCGTCTAAGATTTCAATCTTGGTGGTAAACTTGTAGTCAATGCCAGATGCAGCACTTGCCATTTCCAAGAAGTCCATCTGCTTTTGCAACTGTTCGCCGACCAAACGACTAACTTCGCCACCAGCATCGTCACGAACTGAACAGGTAATATCTGCCCAGGCATGCCGACCTGCTAGTTTAAGTGTTGAGTTGTAGACCGGCAACGAGATTTCTTCAAATGTCAAGTTGGGACGAGTTACGCTGACCACCTGTTTTGTGAGTTCTGTTGTGGGTTTTGAAACACCAAGGTTTTCAAAGAACACACGGAACCGGTATTTTAGTTTGGGCATCAACATGCCCTGGACGCCGCCTTCGGCAGCACTGCCAACTGGTACTGTCATTCTGTTAAGTGATGAAACTGCCATTTTGTATATCTCCTATATGTTTATTTACCTGGATTGGTGGGGAGGGTATTCCCCACCAATTATTTAGGCAGCAGCACCTGAAATTTCGCCAGTGTTCTTGATGCGCAACGGAATGTAGATGAATTCCACTGCTTTGACTGGTTCAATAGCAATGTCTACGTACAATTCGTTACGATCAATACGTGCCGGGGTATTGTTACTGGTGTCACACACAACCAAGAAGTCGTAAATGGCTCGTTTGGCTTGCAAATCCAACATGAGACTGTTACAGACACCAGCAATTTCGTCGCGAGTAATCTGATCGTTAGGCTCGAACAAGAACAACTTGCCAATTTCTTCAAGTCGTCCACGCAGGAATGCCACCAGTCGTGCCACGTTGATTCGATCCAGTGCTGTGGTTGTGGTAGTTGTGGTCTTGTTACCAAAGTTCACAATACCAATTCCTGGAATGAATGTGATTGGATTAATGTTACGCTCATACAGGATGTCGCGAACACTCTGACTTACGCCAATCTGTTGGAACTCGCCTGTGGCTGCATCAATGTAACCAATGGCAGCAGCGTTGTCAACTACACCACGACGTGTGCCTGCTGGGGCCAACCATGGATAGCTCACAGCATCACTACGCAAGATTGTGCGTACCATCATGTGGCTTGGTGGTTGAACCACTGTGTTGCCGCCTAGGTCTGTGGTCAA